AGGGGTCTTGGCACCACCGCCAAGTTCAACATAAGGTTTGGCGATACCAACCTTCCAGTCATAACCAACACGAGCTTGGTTGACTGCTTCTTTGTAATTGTCGTCGCTGAATTTGAATTCAGATTTCGTGGACACGTAGGGACCAGCAAGGGCAGGTGCCGTCACCATAGGAATGGCAAGGGCGGCAAGAGCGAGTGCTTTCATTTGAAATTTCCTTTTACTTAGGGTTTGTGTCATTAAAAAAGACCTCTGTATTCTAACAGAGGTCCGTATATTTAGAGTTAAGGATCAGTTAATGTTTGATCCCTGACAGTCAGTCTTCTTCAGCAAGACGAGCGAAGTAAGACAGGGCATCATCATCATCGTCAACAGTAGGAGACTTCGAGATGACAGAGGTTGTCGTCTCACGAACGGGGATGGGTTCGAACTCTTCTTCTGCTTGCTCACGTACAGTGGCACGAGGAGCAGTGTTGAGGACAGTATTCAGACGAGCATCAAGATCATCATAAGACTTGAACTCACTGTCAGCAGTGTAATCAGTGAGTTTGTATGCTTGCTTCCAGATGCCTTCAAGTTCATCATCGTCAGCAGACAGAGCAGCGACCCGATCGAACTCACTGGAGTCATAGTTCCAGTAACCAGCAACAGTCTTGATCTTCAGTTTGAAGTTAGCACCTTCCCAAAGATCGAAGGGGTTGACAGGAGTCTCGTCTTGGAACTCGGGTTGCATTGCTGCCATGATCTTGTCAAAGATCTTCTTGCCGTAGCGATACAGGAAGACTTTACCTTCGTTCTCGGGGTGCTTAGGATCCTTCACAACATAGATGTTGCTGTAGTAAGACAGTTTACGTTTCTGCTTACGAGCAACTTCTTTGTCGGATTCGATACCACTGTTCCACAGACCATTGTTGTGGACACAGACAGGACACTTGTCACCATTGGTAGTCAGACAGTTCTCGATGAACCAACCACCAGGACCTTGGAAGGCATGGGAATAAACCTTTGCCCAGGGTACAGTTTCTCCCTCGGGGGCAGGGAGGAAACGGATAACGGCATAACCGTTACCAGAAGCGTCAAGCTCGGGCTTCCAGAGTCGATCGTCACCACCAGTATTTTCGGTGCTGGACTTCTCAAGTTCCTTCTGAAGGAACTGAAAACTGTTCTGGGACTTGCGCTTAAGATCTGCAAAAGACATTAGATTACCTCGGATTGTTTTGGATTGTGGTTGTGTGACCCCTCAACCACCTACACATAATAACAGGGCACAGGGTCGGGTGTCAATCCCCTGTGCCACTTCTAACAGCGTCCCTCATCTTCTCGATCTTACCAAGAAGATCATCAAAGATATCATTAACAGACTTATTAGCATCACCACCTAACATAATAGCCGCTGTTCTCATCATGTCTGCCATCTCTGTTGCCTCTGGATCATCACTGAGTTTGAGGCGAGCGTGGAAGATTTTTTGTTTGGTGATTAATTCTTCTAGAACATCAAAATATTCTAGTCTTCTTTCTGGAGATAAAGCAGGGAAGGTCTGGGCATATCTAAAACATGCCTGCTGAAGAGTCATCATCTCTTGAAGATCTCCCCTTACCATTTCTGATTTAAAGAACTCGCTCATATCAACATCAACTTTGCTCTACTAGTCTTCTTCATATAATTTAGCTTCTGAGCATCATACTTTAGCTTTTCCTTTAAGGGTTTGCTGATAAGTTTGGGAACAGATTCTAATTCGATTTCATTTTTCTCACAATAAAAGACAATAGCATCAATGTAATTCATTTTGTTTTCGAATGCTACCTTTTCCACGTCCTGCGAGAACTTCGCAGTTGTCATAAATTTATCCTCCAGATTTTCTAGCATGTTTTTCTTTGTACTCTTGAATGTATGCCTGTAGCGTAAAAAGATATTCTTTTTTAGGCGGAACAATACTTACTTGTGCCTCTCCTTCTTCTGTCGCTACGATAGTTACTAACTGTTTGACAGTAAGACCGTAAATCTCCTGAAGCATACAAGCATACCCACACTCTTGAACATAATAATCAGTAAGGTACTGTTGAGGTTTTTGTTTTGCCGATGTCTTAAAGTCAATGATGGATAGTTGACCATCAAATTCAGCGATACAATCTACTCGGCCAGCAAGTTCAAGTTTATCTGAATACAGTGCTGCTTCTTGGAGGTATATATTATTTATACGATCCAAAACTTTTTGTGAAGTATTGAACATAAACCACGGGAGTGGCATGTCCCTGTACTTAGTAGTATCTAATTCATTATTCAAGTAGTCTTCGACAAGTTTATGGTATCTAGTGCCACGACCTGCTGCTCGATTAGAAACTCCCTGTGCTTTCTCCACACCTACACGTGCTCTCCACTTAGCAAGTGATGCTTGCTTCTTAGAGTTGTTACTGATCACTGTGGTGATTGAAGGATAATTATTACCCGTTGGAGTAACATAATATCTTTTCCCATCAATAGTAACAGTTTCCATTTCGATGGGTTCAATCCCCACATGATCAAATGTTTTCATTACAGACCTAGGTTAAGTTTAGAAATCAGATAGTTTTTGACGAGACCAGAGCGAACAATGTCTTCAATACCATATTCAATCATGGCAAAATCTTCTGGCATATTTTGTAGGATCTTCATGAAATCGATGATCCCTGTACGCTCATTGCTTTTTTGTAAGTCAGACTGTCTGGCATCACCACAAAAAATAATCTTAGTGTCTTGTCCACATCGAGTGATAATAGAATCCAACTCATGGAAGTTTAGATTCTGACACTCATCAACAATAACAATAGAGTTATCGAGAGTAGTTCCCCGAAGGAATGATGTAGACCAGAAAGAAATAGTTTCTTGTGCTTTAAGATTTTCATAAAGCATTTCAAAGCTATTGTCATCTGGCATCTCAAACATATACTTTACCATATTCTTATAAGGAATCTGGTAGATATCTGCTTTGTCTTCGTGAGTTCCAGGAAGGAAACCAATCTCTCTGGTTGCTACCAAAGATCTAACAATGTATACTTTTTGATATGGACTGTACTCATCAAGAACATCTTTGAGTGCCAGATACAAAGCAACATATGTCTTACCAGTACCAGCACATCCATAAGAAAAAATGTTCTTGCCTTTACCATACTCCTCAAACACTAGTCGTTGAGTATCAGTTAAAGGTTCGTTCGGAAGAAGATACTCGGGACCAATGGGCTTCCTTCTCTTCTTCTGCTTGGCAGACATCCCTTGTCCAGGTGCTTTGTTTCCTCTTGCTCTAGGCATACTTAATTACCACTCGATAGTTGAACCATGTGCTTTGCTGGCACGTGACATAATGTCATGCCAGCCTGGATGAGTCTTACTCATCTTGTTTTTCCAATCTCCTACTTCTTGAGAAGCAGCACAACCTTGTGACCAATCTTTGTCCCAGTCAGGATTTTCTTCCTTCCATTGACAGTATTCTTTCATGGTCATGGAGAGTTCTTTAGTCTCTCCAGTCTTCAAATTCTTAACAGGATATGTAGGCATTAGTTATTGGTCCATAATAGATGTTATTAATTTTTCTGATGGTTGTGTCACCTGTCATATTATACCATAAAAGTTTCGCTGATCCAAGTGCCGTACCACCATCATGTGATATCGGATCAATATAAAAATTGATATTTGGAAACTCTTTTATGTAAGCATAGTTGTTGACACAATTTAAAAAGTATCCACCAGATAAAACTATGTTCCTTGGTGAATATTTATCAATTACGTTGGAGATATAATTTATAGTGTGGAGTTTAGACTCTTGCTGTAATCTCCAGGCGAAATCACATCTCTCCTGAAAAGTGTTTGCTTTTTCTAGAGCAGATAGGAACAATCTGTTGTCAGCAATTCCATCAACAAACCATGGATCTCCATAAGAAGGATTACCATATGCTGCCATCCCCATGATCTTGCCAGCATCTAACCCAGCATTCATACCAAACTTTTTACAGGCATGAGCAAACATATACCCAGCACTAAATCCATCAGACATTAAATGATCACCAACAAGAAATGATTCTCTACTTCCATTCAAGTCACAAACACTATAGTGTTTTTGTATTGGAGTTATATTTGCTGGATAGGAACACTGGTATGTCGATTCAATCTCTCTATGTGGATGATAATTGTCTCGTAAAGAACCATACCCATCCATAACAATAGCTACACAACTATCAAATCCAGAATCATAGAAAGCATTAGCAGCATGATACTTGTGATGTGTGTATGGATCGTAGTGTAAATTACTATGTGGAACATAGTCTTTTACCAAATCAATTCGTCTAGGATCATGTACATTAGATCCAAAAGAAGAAATGATTAAGTGATCTACATGGTTGTGAATAAATTTTCTAGTGTTTAATGGTTCTTCGATATGATAATCTTTGATCCTAGAGATTCTTTCATTTTCAATATACCATTCCACCTGCCCATCTTTAAGTAATACTGTAGATGGTTGGTGTGATATATTAACTCCTAGTATGTACATAACTCATTAGTGTATGGTAGATAGAGATACTTTACGTCACAACGTTTCATTGTATCGATAGCATCGTCCAGTGTTTCTACTATTGTTTCTCCTGCCAAGTTGAATGACGTATTGAATACCAGGGGAACTCTAGTTAGTTCATAGAATTTTTCTATCAACTGATAGTAATAAAAGTTTTGCTCTTTAGTTACCGTTTGAATTCTACACGTGCCATCAACATGTAAGACTCCTGGTATGATATCAACCACAGATTCTCGTGCTTCAACAGCATACATCATGAAAGGACTTTCTTCAAGTCCAGCCATATCAAACCAATCGTTGGCATGTTCTTTCATAATAGAAGCAGCGAATGGTCTGTAAGACTCCCTCTTCTTTACACGATTGACATAATCTTTGGCATACTTGTCTCTAGGATCATAAAGAAAGGACCTATTGCCAAGAGCTCTAGGTCCTGCTTCAGATCTACCTTGATAGATGGCAACGATGTTACCATTACTAATCAATGATGCTACCTGATAAAGTACATTCATTACCACTCTAGTGCTTCAGCACAGATAGGGAACTGTTCTTTAAAGATCTCACGACATGCTTCAGCAATGATCATGTGTTCTTTCTGGGTGCCATGAGCACTCCGTAGATCAATGTAGTGCATCCAACTACGAACTGAACCGCTCATGTAAATTTTAGTTGGTGTTGCCAAAGGAAGCACCATGCGGGCACACTCCTTGGCAATACCTTTGTCAAGCATAGTCTTGTAGAGATCCATAGCAGAAGCAAAGTGTCTCTGGATTTCAATCTCTAGTTGTTGCTTGGTGAAATCATCAACATCATCAATAGAATTCTGACGGTTCTTTGTATCCTGACTACGAAGATCGAACAAAGGAATTTCAGTTGCCAACAGAGAACTGTCAGCATACCGCTGGGAAAACTCTTGGAATGTGAACGAACGGTGACGCAGGATCTGGGCAGCGATTGCCCTGGTAGTAGAGATCTCCAGGGTCATGAACGCTTGCTCAAACACAGACCAGTGGTTGTGCTTGATACAGTAACTAAGGAGTCCCGATACCTTCGGGTTCTCCTGATTCGACGGGTTGCTCACTCTCGCTACGTACCCCATCGTCTGTTCCGCTTGTGGTGTCACTGAGATCAGTCTGACTGGGGATTGGGTCGAAGGTGTATCCAAAACCATATGCTGCTTTTTCCCTTGCTTGAATTAATGTACGAAGTTTTTTTGCTTGGAAGAGTTCCTTTTTAATCTTAGCATACTCTTCGGTATCATACAAGTGACTTTTATCAACTGCTTGCTTAAGCCACTTGATGTATTGATTAAGTGATTGTGGTTGGTTTGTTTGTGGTTTCATGCTAATCATCAGTCTGGGTATCCGTCGTCGTCATTGTCACTGTAGCTCATGTCCTTTCCAGAATTTGAACGGGTTGTGTATGACTGTACATCAGAATAAATTTCTGATTTCAAACTGTCAACTAACAACTCCAGATTCTTAACGATAAGTTTTAGTTTGTCTCTGTCCATATGTGTGTACAGTTTTACCAATTATACACAAAAAAAGGAGGGGCGTCAACCCCTCCTGTTAAAAATTGGTTCTACGGATAACATATCCTCAAACCAGTCTCGCAAATGTATTCGATAGCAAGACCAGTACTTACACCCCCTATAAGTTAGTTGGTAGCAAGCAGGTGGTCTGTTATCTTTATCCATATCATCGTGATGATATGTGTAATCTTCCATTACTTCACCTTTGTCACACAGTATCCTGAGGCACAAAGTTGAGCGTTATGTAGTTTCTTTTCTTTGACTTGCTTTGCCTTGATGACA